TATTCATACTTTAGGGTATGAACGTCAATGTGGTATTATGCGCATTAAACGCTCTGATATCGAGAGTGCGATGGAGTCTTTAATGGCTCGTCGCGGTTTGGATATTCAAGGTTGCGTTGTAGGCGGTGGAGCCCCAGGTTTGGGGCTTGGTGATGAAGAAGTTAAATTACTTCCTGTTCATCACAAGAGTGTCTTCAGATATATTGAAGGAGGCACTGCCTCTTTGTATGGTACGATGCCTGGCTTTCGTGCCAAACCAAAGAGCCGTGTGTGCGCTACACCTCTTCAAGAAGAGATGTTAGAGCATTTCAACATTAAAGTTGAACACGGCCAACCAGCAATGGCTGGTTGGGAACCATGGCGCAATAGCGTTGTGGATATGCTTCGTCCTAATGTGACTCATGATCAAGATGTTCTTGATGCATGTGTGCGTGGGTATGTTGCGGATATTATCCGTGAACTACCAAAGGGATGGGAGAAAGATATGATGTTTCTCTCATATGAAGCGGCAATCAATGGATTGCCAGGTGTGATCTACATTGACAAAATCAATTGTAGCACATCTATGGGACATCCTTGGAATAAATCCAAGAAGTCTTTCATTCTACCTGATCCTACGGATGCAAATCCTATGGGTATTAAGTTTTTACCTGAGGTGATGGAACGAGTGTTGGCTATTGAAGCCAAATATAAGAGAGGTGAACGCGCATATTGCGTGTTTACTGCTCATTTTAAGGATGAAGCAACTCTCTTGCGTAAATGTCGGATCAAGAAGACACGCGTCTTTGCGGCGGGTTCTGCTGATTGGAGCATTTACGTTCGATCACGATTATTAACTTTTGTGCGTTTAGTGCAAAAGAACTAGTTCGTGTTCGAAGCAGGTCCTGCCACTGTCACACAGTCAGATGAGTGGGGTCGTATTTACAACTACCTCACGAAACATGGATTAGAGCGTATTATCGCTGGTGATTTTGGTAAGTATGATAAGAAGATGATTGCATCATTTATTTTAGCAGCATTCCAAATTATCTATCTGATCTGCAAAGCCGCTGGTTATACCGAGGGTGAATTGCTAGAAGTCTTAGCTATTGGCTATGACATTGCATTCAACATCGTTAATTTCAACGGCGATTTGATTGAGTTCTTTGGAACCAATCCATCTGGGCATCCCTTGACCGTTATTGTCAATTCACTTGTGAATAGTCTTTATGGTCGATATGTGTATCATTTTTGCAATCCTGCTCGTGAAGTAACCACTTTCAAGCAGAATGTGAGTTTGTTCACATATGGAGATGATAACGCCATGGGTGTTAGTCCCAATGCACCGTGGTTCACTCACACTTCTTACCAGAATGTGATGGCCACGATTGGTGTGGAATATACCATGCCTGATAAGGAAACTGCATCCATTCCTTACGTCCATATCGACCAGGTCGCATTTCTTAAACGGAAATGGGTTTGGAACGATGAAGTGGGCGCAATGCTTGCTCCTTTAGAGGAAGCATCGATGCATAAATCGTTGACCATGTGGTTGCCATCTAAAACAATTGATGAGCATGCGCAAATGGTTGCAACGATTTCGAGTGCGAACAATGAATTTTTCTTTCATGGTCGCGAGGTGTTTGAGAAGCATAGAGCATTTTTTGCTAAAATTCTCGCACGTGAGCCATATTGTTTTTATACAAATGACTCTTCACTTCCACGATGGGATGATCTTGTAACGAGATTTTGGAAGGCGTCTGAAGGCGCTCCCCCAGCTAGTGTGGTTTTGGCTGATCACTCTAGTGTAATAAACTAGTCACAGAAAAGTAACACTAAGAATAATAAAAAAGTTGTTGCAGCAGTCACCGGAAGAACTGCTACTTGCTCTATGGAAACGGGGAATCCGTATACGCATTTTAATAAGTTCCCTTTTAAGCTTCAAGCTGACTCTTACGAAGAAGCAGAAGCTGTCGTGGTCGACTCACAATTAGGTGATAGTGTGTTAGATTCACAAACCGTCACTTTTATTGATAATGAAGGTGGCGTATTTGTGGACGCACCGCTATCTACTAATAGTGTGGCGATGGTGGACAATACTGATGATATTTCGCTCGGGAATTTTCTCGCGCGTCCTACATTGATTGATACTACAACTTGGACAACTGCAGACATCATTGGTGTGAAGACTACTCTTCAACCATGGTATTTGTTTTTGAACAACACCTTGATCAAGAAAAAGCTTGATAACTACGCATTTTTGCGTGGCAATCTGCATGTAAAGGTCATTATAAACGGTACTCCATTTCAATATGGTGCTGTACGGGCGTGTTATTCGCCATTACTGGGTTTTGTCTCTGATAAAATCACAGTTCCTAGTCCAATTAATCCAATTTTGGTGCCGTATTCACAGCAGCCAGGATTTTTTGCATATCCACAAGCTAATGCTGGTGGTTAAATGGTATTACCATTCTTTTTGCATAAAAATTGGTTGGACATTACTTCAGCATCTGAAGTACAAAAGATGGGTACAATGAATTATTTGATTTATGCTCCATTAAGACTCGCAGTTGCAGGCGGGACAACATCTGTAACAATTCGTACTTATGCGT